TTCATGGTGATATTCATAGATTGGTTCATCTGGTATAGTGTATGGAAAGGTTACTGGTACACGAGAACCCATTGAGGTATAATACGTTTTCATTGGCTCACCATCTTCATCACGCCACCATTCCCAAAATACTTTACCACCAATATTATACACCGAGTCCTTGTCTTTGAATACAGAACCATACCTCTTGTTTTCGTATAATTTAGTACCATCATCATAATCAGTCACATTATTCCATTCGTCATCAGCACCAGTCAATGGTGACAAGGCCTTGAAATTGGCCAATTTGGTGAACATATTGATACAATACCCTGCGGAGAACCCTGAATGGCCTTGCTCTGCGAAGGTCTCAATCAATTGCATAATATTATCGGACATCATGGTATTCATTTCATCTTCTGAACCTAACATACCAATGGCTTTTAGCTCTGTCTTTGCGTGCTCGATTAAACTCATAATATATTCCTTATTGTGTAGTATATTCTAATGTTATATTAACCATTTGGCCATTTACAAAGGAAGCGGTGTATTCTTCCCATTCACTATATTCTTTATTCATACTACGGTAAAAGTTGATACTACCAGTAAAATCATCGCATAATACCCAGCGTTCATTATCTTGATACATGTACCCACCTAGAAAATGGTCAGTAGTATCAACCCAATGAGCATCATATTCTTCTAGCCAAAGGTATGCATGGCCATCGTTTTGGTCTATTTCTATCTTATATTCATGCATAGCCTGATCAGGTGTATCTTTGCTCTGATACTGAATATCATTGTAGTAAATATAATCAAACATTCCCATGATCTATCTCCTCCTCAATAGTTTTTTGAAGCCAATACGATTTTGCAAATATGTTCCAACCTTTCAATATGCTCGTATGCACGCCATGGGCTCGTATCAACCGCAACTACTCCGTGTCTATCCATACCAATGATATTATACTTAATCGCACCTGTTTCTTCATTTAATCCAATGTTCTTTATACATGCATCAGCCAAGTCTTGTGTGATAGGTGGTAGCATGGGCACGGTTGGTCCGACTGTGGTGTATCGGCTTAATTCTGGAAATTCGTTCAGTAAGTTCGGTAAGTCAATCCCTGCGTACATTGCCGCTGTAGTATATGTCGGATGAAAGTGCATAATTACACGCACTTCAGTATCAATGTTTTTCTGTAGACCAAAGTGCATAGGCAATTCACCACTTGGTTTCAAATTGGTGCTGATATCAGTATAAGGCAAATCTTCCCAGCCATACAGAAACTTCGCAGTACCAACTCCACTTTGAATATACTGGTTAATTTTAATCTTTTTAAATTGATCAGGCTGCAAAGTTTGCTTGCGTACACCACTCGGTGTAACGTAGAAATGATCACGGCCGTGGTGACGAATACTGACATTGCCATCACGACTAGTGATCCAGTTACGCTTGTAAGCGTCTATCATTATATCACAAATCGTTTCTAACATATTCTTCCCTTAACTTTCTCTGTAACTTATGATATAACTGGAACATCTGTATCTGTATGCTCATTAGCTCTCCATAATCAGGGTCAGTGTTCTCCATGTTATCAAGCAATAATATTGGTCCTAAATTCTTTTCTATGATATTATACTTCATCTTTATCCTCTATGCATTTTATATGCTCACGCTGCTCAAACTTCTGCTCTTGCATAGTCTTTTCACCCCAGGCCTTGCGAGGGTTCATACAAACTAGACAATTCTTATTACCACAACCAAACATAGACCTCTTGGCATATTTGTGGGGATTATTGGTTACATCTTCAAAACCAAATACCTTTGCTATCTTGACCTTTCTTACAACCTTCTTGGTCTTTTGTTGTATACGCTCTGAATGCTTGAGTTTATCATTCTCTGTAGACATATTTACTCCAGTTTGAGTTCAGTGAGTTCTCCATTAACACCAATATCACCACGAATAAAAGTATTAAACGATAGGCTGGTTCTAAGGTTCTTGCCTTGCTTCTGCTCAACCATATGCTGCAGCTCAGACGGAAACATAACAAGGGCGCCTGTGCCGACAGGGAACCACCATGATTCTGAATTATATAGATTCCATGTGGCTATATCAGGTTTGATTCTCTTGTATGCATCGGAACTATAAAACATAATCTTGTCCTTATCAATATCAGAATCAAGGTACAATACACCAGAGACCAAACTATTTGGGTGTGCATGGCGATGGTGAAACTCACCAGATTTTGTATAGTTAATCCATGATTGTGTGATATAAGGCTTGACCTTATCCTTTACACAAAGAATATTGAAGTAGAATTCATTGACATATTCTTCCAATAATTTTTTGATATCAGCCAATTCAGGTTGATTCAATATGTAATTATCGGCAGTATGAACATTGCCGTTATTCTTTACAGTCTTGGATTGGTGCTTCTTAACAAAGGCCAATTCTTCCTTTGTATATGGTCTACCCATTTCACCAAACATAACAGGTGTGGGAAATAGGCCATGTATAATAGGTTGCTTCATAATATTCCTTTTTCAATCATTATATCATACTTTTCAGTTTTGTGTGGCAATAATGCAAAAAACCACCCGTAGGTGGTCATTCATGCCTCAATCGTTTCCTGTGCGTCTTTTGATATAACATAATTAATATACTTAATCGCATCATTTTCATTATCATAATATTTAATAATTGTTTGGGCTGTGTGCATACTCATAAACACTAAAAGTATATTAACATCCAAATACAAAGAAAACTTAATAGCCCAACCATTGCGTATGATTGGGCTAAAGCTCCGGGAACTACTCTTTATGTCCTGTAGCAGTAACGACCTTAAACTTTCCGGATTTAACGATTTCTTTTGCATTAACATTCATATCTTTAACAGTATCAATAACCTTACTGGTGTATATATTAAATGTGTTATTCGTAAATTGATCAAATGCTTTAACGCTGGATACTTGAAAAGCTTCAATTGTATCTAAAAAAGTTGAAGCATACTCTTTGGTCTTAGAATCAAATTCTGTGACCATTGATTGTGGGTTAAACATATTAAACATGGTATTTTCCTGTTCTGATGTATTCAGCTCGTTTCATTCTTGCTTCAATGACTGCGCCGAAGAATATTTTAAAAAAGTTTATGATTGTTTGCATGATTATTCCTTATACAAATACTAAGTTTTTTGATATTAGTGTTACTACTTATATTAGTATTTATAAGGAATCACATTTATTTATGTTGCAAGCGCACAATTTTTCAGGTATAAATTACTTATTTTCTTGGTAATCTTCATATTTCATTTTCGCCAGAATATAATCTTTAACTAATGATGACCTCACGATATCATCGGCGGTAAATTCAATACGAGTAAAGGCTGACATATGCATGGCAATATCAAAGAATTTTAGAATGCCTGACATATCATTCTTTTTCTTATTCAGGTCAGTTTGTCTATAATCACCACACCATATAATTTTGGACATATGCCCAACACGGGTCATAACGGTATCAATTTCTTCATAGGTAAGGTTCTGCATTTCATCCACAATAATAATAGCATTATCAAATGACATTCCACGGATAAATGATGTAGATATAAACTGAATGTGGCCTTGTTCCTCAAGACGATCCCATGCGTCCTTGCGACCAAATAATGTCTCGCATATCTGACGATACGGTTGCTGATAGATATCCATCTTTTCATTCACATCACCAGGCAAATGCCCAATTTCTCTTGATTGTACAGCAGAACGGACAACGATGATTTTATTAAATGGGTTAGATTTGTCCATCACCTCTTCAATGGCTTTATATAATGCACAGAAGGTTTTACCAGTACCAGCCACACCATGTAATGCTACAAAGTAATCACCTCTTTTGTAGGCATCAAAGAATAGTTTCTGATTTTGTGTTAGAGGATCAAATGTTTTTAAATCATCCAATCTTAACTTTAATTGATTGGATGGTTTTGGTGCTGGTTGTTTAAGTTCTACAACATTTTCATGAGCTAAGTTGGTTGCTTGTTTGCGAGCCATTGATTTTTCCTAATACATGAGTTTTGTGGATTTTACAGGTTACCCAAGAGTTCCAATATTGTTCACTTAATAAAGCATGACGATTGAATATTTCCCAAGTTTCCCAGTAATTGCAAGCTGATCTAGTTTTACACAAATATAATATCTCTCTCGTATATTGATCCTCTCCGTTTTTAATAACTTCTTTCTGTAACTCCTCATTACTTCCCCAGTAATTTAGCCAATCACTGGCCTTCCGTATCTTTTTCTTTTTACCTTTGATTTGACGATAACCAGCCTTGGTAAATAGTTTTTTACCAATATACTTTTTACCTGTTTGATGGTGTGTGATTAAGTAAACATAACCTACATTATCGGCTATGTGTTCTTCTTTGAATTCTTCTGCTGTATTATGATAATACCAAGTCAATCAATAATCCTCATCCTGCTCAAGATCATCTTCTAAAATATGTTCCGCACAAAAAGGACAAAATCTAGGTGTATCTTCACAGTTCAATTCATCGTATGACAAAGTAAAAACAGAATCACAATTAGAGCATTGATGTTTAACTACCGTCATTTATTCTCCATGTTCATTGTTCTATAATTTGCTATTGCTGCCTTAATTGCATCTTCAGCTAAAATAGAACAGTGTATCTTAACGGGAGGAAGTGCCAATTCGGTGGCAATGTCTGTATTTCTAATTCGTCCAGCATCTTCAAGAGATTTTCCTTTGACCCACTCAGTGACCAACGAGGAGCTTGCGATTGCTGATCCACAACCATAAGTTTTAAATTTAGCATCTGTAATGATGTCATTTTCAACCTTTATTTGCAATTTCATTACATCACCGCAAGCAGGTGCACCAACCATCCCTGTGCCGATGTTCAACTCATCTTTCGCAAATGAACCCACATTCCGTGGATTCTCATAGTGATCCAATACTTTTTCAGAATATGCCATTAATTTTTAGGGTGTTTTCCACCGCAAACTGGACAACCTTCGTCTGTATTTTTCATATTATTTACTAAAATATGATTTAACTTTTGCCTGTGCAGCTACAGCCCAAAATGGTTGTGGAAAATTCCAACCAACAACGGCACCAACTGCAACCCAAAATAGAATTTCTAGCATTTAAATCTCCTTGTTATACTGCAAAAGATGAACCACAACCACATTTATTGGTTGAATTCGGATTTTCAATCACAAAATTAGAACCACTTATTTCTTTCTTAAACTTAATTACAGAACCCGTTAGGTATTGCATAGACATGGCATCAACTATTAAATGAATATTATCATTAACAGAAAAACTAAAGTCATCATCACTTTCTTCTGTATCCCAAGTAAAGCCATACTGAAAACCAGAACACCCGCCGCCTTGCACAAACACCCTCAATCCTTTGAGGCTCATGTTGTTCTCATCAATATATAAATCAGTAATTTTATCTTTAGCTGATTGGTCTATTGTTATCATATCATTGGCACCAAGATTGTTTAGCTTCACCATAGTATTCACGAGCATAACCATTTTGAATTAGTAATGCTCTGAGTGATTGGCCATCCAATATAATATCACCCAACACACGGCCACCATATTTGTCCCATGACATAATAGTAACCAATCTTTGTTTACTTGCATTGATTACTTTCTTGGTGAATTCGCTTGCAGCTAAACCACG